GGTCGCCATCTTCGGAGGCAACCCGATCCAGTCCTCATCGTGGCTCTTGTTTTTGATTTCCTCAAACACGTTTTTGTGCCGGAATTGCTTCATCGTTCACCTCCGTGATTGTGATCTCCAAGTGCGGTTGCTCATCGCCTGCCGCAATCATTTTCAACACCTCCAGCGAGACGACTTGAGAATCATCTCTCCAGACCAATTCATTCATCGCGTCGAGCACAAGCTTGGCGACATTGTCACCGTCAGGCTTGCTCGGCTTCCACTCACGCGGCATCGCTCGTTTCTTCCAGACTCGGCTTGCTGGCCGAGGGAACACGGCAACCACTCGCAGGCTAACCGGACCAGTCAGCACCGGACCAACGAACACCTGAGCCACTGCCAGCTTGATCGTTGCTTTCGTTGCGTTGGCTGGCGAGTTGGTCGGCGTGTAGTTCCGAGCGATCGCTCGACCACCGAGTTGCATCACCCGCGTCCGTTGCCGAGGCTGAGCCACTGGCACCACTGGCACATAAACCTGGATCACTCCGTCACCTCCACGCCAAACGGTACACCTGGTATGCCTCGAAAACCTTGCTCACTCATTTCCTATTCCTTCCTAATTTTCAACATTGCGTCGGCTTGTTGATACGACCACACAGCAATCTCTGTTTCGCCGTGATCCAGATGCACTTGCTCAATCGACAGCATTGCTTGCATCGCTTTCGCCGCAAAATAATCACGGAGACTCATGCCGGGATCAAACCGATGGCCGCAAACTAAATCAGTCTCAACGAATGGAAACGCTGGTCCGCCATCTTCTTGCTCACTCATTTCTTCCTCCACATCGCATAAGAAATCAAACCACCACCAGCCACTGCAAACGGAAACCACCACGGAATCGCCGATTCCACTAGGTAGCGAAATTCAAATAGACTCATTGGCTTTCCTTTGCAATTCGGAATATGGTAAATTCAACATATCACCGTGATATGCGGAGTTCCGCATACTATTTGTTATGCGGACTTGTAGAACGCCAACTGCTGCCCGATGCCACGACTAGCCACCGGCTTGACTACTTTCACTCCGAACATCTGAAGAATCGCCCCCAGCGGTTCGCAATACTTCGCGCCGGCGTGCAGCTCCACAGCCACGCTCGACAACTTTGGCGCGCCGAACTCGTACCACAACTCCGACATCAATTGATTGGCTACGCCAAGGTGCCATTCGGCAACTTCGATTCCTGATAGATCGCTGATCGTCTTGTCGTAGGCTCGAACCTGCACCGATGGTTTCAGTAATCCGCACTTCGCGGAGAGGATGTACCACGGCAAGCCACGGCTTTCGACGTGATCAACACGCTTGGAAAACAAATCGCTGACGTACAAATCCCTTGCCGCCGCGTATCCGCTTGGGTGGCTGACCGCCTTGGTTTTGCTGCACCCGACTAACGCTATCGTGATCATAAGCCGCCTAACAAAATGATGAATCGAAGCCGCCGATAGTGTCTTTCGTGATGGCGAGCCGTATCGGCGGCGGCTCGATTATCATTAGCGTTATGTTGACCTATGTAGATACTTTTCTCTTAGGCCATAGCTACTCTTGCTGGTCTTGTCTTTGTAGTTGCCTTCGTGGTCGCGATACATTTGCACATCCGGCACGAACGTGTAAACAAATCCTCCATCGCTGTAGTCAACATCTACTACAGTGCCCTCAACACCTACAGCCAGATTTTTCTCTGATCCCGACCAGCCACCTTCGCATTTGATTTTCTTGACAATGATAGCACGCTCCCCTTTTTTGATTGGAGAAAATCGCATTAGCAGTGCCTCGCTCTGTTCGACCAGTTTGACTAGGTAATAGTCCAATGGACCCCTAGCGAAAATCTCCTGAGCTTGCTGAATATGCTTCACTCCAGCCTTCATTCTCTCGACGAAATCCGGCAACATAACAACGGATTCCACCGAAGCCTCATTAACGTCTGTTTTCATGGTTTACCTTTCTTATTCGGCTCGGTGAATCCGAGCGTTCGGTGGACCTATTCGTGGTGATCTACCGACGCCTGTAACTTGTACGTCACTCCGTCCACCTCAACTAGTAGCTCCGCACCGCTATAACTTCCTTCACCTGCCAGCCCCACATCGGCACCTGAGTCCTTCAGCAATGGTCGAACAGTGTTCTTCAGGAATCCAAGTGCAAGAAACTTTTCCCCCCTTCGCTTGTCTTGTAGCTCAAAGTCTCGCTTCCGTTCTTCCGCTGTCCGTCGATCTTCGTACATTCCAAACATGGTAAATTCCTTAAAGGCCACCGAACAATGGGATGAACCGAAGCGGTAGCAACGTCGGTTCAAATGGTTAATCTTCTCTCACCGCTCGGTTATCCCGAGCGTTATGCCGATCTACTGCTCTTCTCGATATTCATAAACGCCTCGACGATGCACTCCGCACACCCTCCGACTTTGGCCGCTCATGTCGAGATAACCACATTCCTCTTTTGTGTCGTATCGCGAAATAAACACTTCGTGACACCTTGAGCAACGAGGTTGCTTCATTTTTTGACCCTTCGCGTTGTGCCAATACCAATCGCTTCCAGTATCGCCACAGTCGCGGCATCGCATAACAAACGGTTGCATCGAAGCCGGACTTGCGGCGTTATTTGACATGGTTAATCTTTCCTTTCCGGCTCGATGAACCGTAGCGTTCGTCTCACCCACCATACCTACGCCAAACACCGTCCTCGTCCAGTTGCGCCCAGCTTCCGTTTCCGAAATTTGGCCCACCATCAAACTCTCTACCGTCTGATCGCTTAGGTGGCATAGTCGCTGGACGTTTGCCGCGACCGTTGTACGTTGTCCTACTTTCGTTCGCGTCCTCAAGCGTTCCTGATCCTCCACAAATCGGGCAGTCATACGTTCCAGCATCGAACCCCATTTTGACAATCGGGTGATCAGTTCCGTATGTCACTTTGCCCGCACCGTCGCATTCGCTGCATTTAACCTCGACGATTGGCGGCTCTGGCTTTTGCGATACATTGCAACCAACAAACACGCACGCAAACAAAGCAACATACACTGCGTATTTCTTTGTCATAACCCACTCTCCTAAACGACGAACAATTGGATGCACCAAAGCCCCCGATGGTGCGTTACTGAATAAAAGGATCACTGCGGGGGCTTGGTGATCCTGGGGTTCGGCATACTTACCGATCCCACGTTGGAATCATCTCTGCCGCCATCAAATACAGCTCGCGGAACAACGCTCCAATTGCTTCCGCTTGCTCTGAAGAACAAAAGTGAATCATGCAATCGTCCTGGATGTCGAAATGCCAATTCGAACATCCATCCCACTTAACCGACCCATACAGAAATCTCGCTGCTTCTACCATGTCTGCTGTCGGGTCTGGGCTTCTTCCGCTTGGAAGCTGCCAAAGCAGCGTTGGCTCTCGCGACAGAATTTCGAACACCTCGAAATCGCAATGATATTCCGACGGCTTCGCAACCACCGTAAAATCTATGCCTGTAAGATGCCGAACAATTGGATGCATCGAAGCGGCATCCACGCTTTCATTTTTGCTCATAGTTTTTCCTTTGCCGCTCGATGATCCATTGCGTTATCAGGACTATTCCAGCTCTGGAAACAGTCCGTCATAGGTCAGCGTCAACTCGCAATCATCCACCGGCAAATGATCCCAATGCGGTGCAACCTTGAACAGAACGCTTATGACTCTTCCGGCGCATGTCTCACCGTCCACAGCTTTGAGTCCTCCTGGAGTTCGCATCGTTTGTTCCATATCGTCCAAAACTGAATCGACGACTTCGCACAATTCGTCATGGTACATGCTTTCGGCATCTTCTTTCGACAAACGCAATGTAACGCACACCGGAACTTTGACCTGAATTTCGTAAATCTCATCGCTCATAATAAAAGCCTGATAACAACCCCATGCACCCAAGCGGCTAGGTGCTTAAATTAAATTCACCCGCCGCTGGGTGATGTAACAAAAAGTACCCTGTTTTTATTTCATTCCCGATCAGGAAAACAATCTTCAAACTTCGACCGTCACCACGCTTATAACACCGAGCGGGATTTACAACGTGAACTTGACTCTGCCAGCAGCAAACTCAATATCCAGTTCGTCATTCCATTCCCGCAACGCTTGCTCCTCGGTCATCTCGCCGAGCTGCACCGCAGCACGACGCCGTAACCAGCTCGGCCAAAGCTTGTTCGACTTCACGGCGTCCATCACCTGTGGCGTTGATTCATGCTCTTCATGCTCACGCCTGGCCTGCATTACCGCATCACGCATCTTCGCGTCCGAACGCAAACGCATTGCGTTGGACACGATGCACTGCGGAATGAGTTCACGTTCGTAAGCCTTGGGAGCATCCACGCTGCCGTTGAACCACAGACCAATGACGCGTTCCACCTCGCCACGTTCCAACCGCGTCAACGACTTGGCCCACAGCTCAAGCGTCTTCTCAGGCTGAGGTGACTTGTGAACCATCCAGTCCGCCACATCTGGCAAGGCTGGAAAAACCTCGTCCTTGATGACCCGCTTTGCTTCGTCAATCGTCATGGTCATTTGCAAAATTCCTTAATGGCCTCAGATTTCGACTTAGACGCACTCCGAGCTGTTGACCCGACCGAACGTGCTTGGAAGTCGTTGCCGCTGTCTAAAAGCGTCTTAGCCCCCTTCATGACCGAGAACTCGAGATCGGCCTTGCCCTTCGCCTCGCCACGTCGCAGCACCTCCATCAGCGTCGCGTCCTGGGTCGTCTCTGGCATCTGACGGCCAGTCACCGCGAAGACCGTCTTGAGGAACCGCTCCCACGGATCGACCACCCATTCGGGGATGTCTTTCCTTGGAACGTTTTCCTCCGTGTGTGTGTGTGTAATACTCTTCTCTTCTCTTCTCTTCTCTGGTAACGCTTTGAGCGTTACATCTGTAACGCTGCGAGCGTTACGGTGTTTCGTGACTCTTTGCTGCGTTTTCGCACGCTTTTTAGCGGTTGAGCCGTTGTGCTCGACGAAATTTGGGAACGTGATCTGGTAGTTTTCGCCAGTCAGCCAGCCCACGTTTCGCATCGATGACGCGAACCCTGTTACACCAGTGAAACGGTCGAGCGTTACATCTGTAACGCTCACAGCGTTACCGTCTGCGGTGTTTTGGTCGGCCCACGTCCACAGTTTCCAGAGGCACCCAACGACGTGCAACTCCGACATTTCGAGCTGCGAAGCGATCTGGATCACCCGCCAGTCCGTGTCGAGATTGCAACGCATCTTAATCCAATCTCCGGCCATCCGTGGACTCCTTGGCAAAACTGAATTGCTCAAACTTGTTACGCATATATCGCTCGATGTGACGTTCACGTCGTTCGTTATTATGTGCCCTGCATTCAATCCAGCAGTTCTCAACGCTTAGCTGGCCGCCTTCGCATTTGGGAATGATGTGACCAGCTTCAATTTCATCCGAGCACGGCCCAACTCCTCTTCCGTTCCAAAAACATCGCCACCCATGAGCAAACGCAATATCGACTTTGATTTGCATGTCCTTGCTTTTGCGTAACCGTAACGCAGCGGTTTCGATTTCGTCCACCGTATATGGGAAGTACGATTCATCGAAAATGTCCAGGAACTCAATCATTACGCGCCTCGCCGCCTCTTTTCGCTGGTCTGACGTCGGACGATCTCCGGCACCAAGACACGCTTTTTTTATCGCCATGCTTAAACGCAATTCGTCAACGTTCATAATGCCAACAACCCTCCTATATCACTAAACAAGCAAACCCTGACCGGACTTTCTTTCATTCACTGTAAGCCCCATTAGCCGAGTCTCTCCAAGCCAAACTTGGCTTTCCCTGCGATCGATACCAACTCCGCTTCTTCCGTTCTTGATCGCCATAGCCACCGTAGTTCCAGATCCGCTGAACGGGTCAAGCACGCATCCACCAGCTGGACAAAACGTCTTTATAAAGAACTCTGCTAGCCATTCAGGAAATGGTGCCTCGTTTTGAGTGGCATCCTTCCAACCCATTTGACCGGCACCCACTTTTCCAGAAACAACATTACCTGGATTAACAAACTCAGGATCAATGTAAATCAGTTCTTTTCGGCTTCCATCCTTGTGCCGATTAGTCGCCGCCCTTGGCTTGTCATTGACAGGCTTTGATCCAGTCTCCGAAATATCAAACCAAGGTAGCTTTCCGTTTTTGGTGGCACATATAATTGGCTCCCAATCGTTTCTGAGCCAATCCGGCCCACCGCTTCCAGGTATGCCTTGACGCTGATAGACAATCGGCTTTCGGAGCTTAGCACCGCGCCTTTGCAACTCAGCTCCTAGCAGGAATGGAGTATACGAATACGAGTAATCCTCCTGGCGACCTTCGCACACCCAAGCGACCAAACCTTTTGAAACCCTCAAGCATTCCATGAAACAATCAGCAGCCCACTCAACCCAATCTTCACCTTCAAGGCTAAACTCAACCTCGGCATAGGATCTTTGCGATTCATACGGTGGAGAACAAAACACCAAATCAAACTCGTCGTCCTCGTAATCAAGGCAAAGGCAATCCCCATGAAGAAATTGCCATCGCAAATCACCTTTGCGGCCTTCAGCAAAATCAACTTCGACCTCCTCGTTCATTTGCCGGCGCTTTTTCTCGGCTCGGAGTTGGCGAACTGTAGCGTTTGTTTCAACCGCCCACTCCAGCAATTCGACCTTATCCTCTCGGCCTGCTACTTCCTTGTGGTGATGAAACGAAAGTTCTTTTCTACGTAGAAAACTTTCAACGCTCGAACCAACATGCTTTGCTATGGCTGCCGTTTGGTACTCGATCCCAAACCGCTTGCATGCTTCATCAAGCTTGCCTTCTGGAAGATATTGCCGCTTTGGATCAGCACCTGCCAAAAGCCAGTCGCCGATCATCCACATCAAGCTCTTTGAGCTTTTCGCAAGTTCACTCCCCAGCTCATCCCATTGCTCTTTTGTAAAATCACCATTGAAAACAATCCCAGTGTCCGTGAGAGTGAACCAACTACTTGACGCAATAATGTCCATTTAAATGCCGTCCGTTTTAAAGAGGGAAAAAATCTTGCTCACTAGGCTTAACCATCTTCAACTCTTCAGCGTTCATGAACGCCTTGATCGCCCGCTGGCAACGGCGATATAGGTCGATACGATCCGCGTAACTGTTCTTTAATCCCGCGGAAAGACAGAGATCACGAAACACAATAATTGCTCGCTCTTTGATTGGATCAAAATTGTCATCTACACCGTTGATGAACAGCGATAGACATCGATGCCATGCAGACGTTGGACAATGAGGAAACGCCCGCACGAATGCGGCTAGCACAGCGGCTTTTGACAGGCTTTTTTTGATGGCAATACCTCGAACCGCTAAAAACGCATCCTTTCGCGATTCAACAAAATCAAGCACAGACTGCTCTGACGTTGACGACGAGTGAGCAATTGAAAAAGGTGCCTCCATTGCTACGTATGCAATCGAAACATCGTTTTTACTAACATCCAACCCAGCGAGTTTTGCATTGTCTTGGATCCGGCGACCGCCTCCTCTGTCAACATACGCCAAGGCTGACGAAGGCAATCCAGTCGTCACCATCATCCATGCTCCAATGCCTTCCTCGGCAATCGCCGTAAGTCGATGCTGACCGTCTTTGAGATCACCGTTGCAGTTAAACGCTATCCCTTGATGTGTCGCGTAAAACCTGTTGTTTTTCAAGTCGTCACGCAATTTCTTAACCCGGTGTCTTCTTACCGATCGGTTGTTGCTGTTTTTCTCCAACCATTGCGTTGCCATCTCTGGCGTAACAAAAACCATCTCCGACTTTAGTTTTGGTTTATCAGTTGTTTGCATAACATCTCTCCAGTTTTGAAACTCACCCCATCACCTCTCGCATCCTGCGTTTCACATGTTCCGGCATCCGATCCGGCCCGACCATCTTTCGCAGCTCGGCCCAAGCGTGCCGCACTGCTTCTCGTTCCTTCGCTTCGCCATCGATCGTCATGATCGCGACCCGTTCCTCAAACCACTCGATGCAATCCGCTTCGCTCACAACGCATGTCCTCCAGCAGGTCACAAGCTCGACAACGCATCGTCAAAATCTTCGCTCCGCATCTACCACATCGATGTTGGTTTTTCTCAACGAACCCACGCCGGATTTGACGTGCCAGCGTCATGTAGTAATCACGGCACTTGTTCCGTCCGATGTGCAGGTAATCGTTTCGATTGTTCGACCACCAGCGAGAGAACATCTCGCCAGCGGTTTCAATAGGATCTCTCGACGAGTACAGCATCGCGTCCATGAGTTCATCGATCGCCTTGTCCGTAAAGTTCACCCTACTAGCCATAGCATCACCATCACCGCAAGGAACACCGAAACCACCAACACCACTTCCGTGACCGGCCAGCGGTCCCAATCAACTTCCTTTTCCATCGTCCTAGCCCTCCTCAATACCGACGGCAGGATTTGAACCTGCTACTCCGGAACGTCTGGTGAGTTACCTCAGTCCGGTGTGTTTCCTGGAATACACCACGTCGGTCACAATCACCGGCTCTGCACTACCGGGAATTGTGCGTACACTTCTTCAATCCTTCGCGTCTGCTGCTCGCAGACCTCGTCCACCTTCTTCAGCTCTCGCCACAGTGCGACGAGTGCCATCTGTTCTCTGGTCAGCGTCTCCAATCGACTCGTTGCCAACGACTCCGCAATCCGCCTAGCGTCATGCGGCGTAATCGGTGCAATCAGTCCGTACCGTTTGGATGTTGGGTAGATCATTGGTACACCTTGTACGTTTGAGCCAGCTTGCCTGTGTGATTGCAGATGCGTTGATCGTGCTGGTAAATCACCAGCTTCGACACCAACGCACTCGCACGCTTTCGGATCGATTCGTGATTGAGTGCACCGTTCCGAACCGCTCTGGCTGCAACCTCGTTTGCCGTCGCCTCGCCCAGCTCCAGCAGGCAGTCGATGAACGTCTGCTCCATCATTCCAAGCTTCGGACCAATTTCCTCGGCAGCGATCTGCGAGGTAATCGGATCGCTCGCACGAGCCTCCATCAAATCTAGGAGTGTTGTCATTTCCTGGCCCCTGTTAGTTTTTCATACTGGTTTTTCAAACTGTGCCATGTGCGACCATACTTCCTGCAAAGCTTTTCGTATGTTTTCTTACGAGGACCACCTTGGCAGGAAACATCACTTAAAAGCTGCTTGCTGTCTTCGCTGTCCCAAACGGAAAAATGATTTCGCAAGCGATCAATCTTTGCTTTCGCTTGAATCGGTTTTTCAGTAGCTTCCACTTGCAGATTGCAATGACCGCCGATCTTCACGCAGTACTGCTGCACATCTAGCGGCCAAGAGCGAAACGTATCAACCGCTTGCATCATCTCTTCAAAGGTCATCGCTACACCTCGACAGCTTCTTCCGCGACCCGTTCAGCAGGCAGCGGAGCGGCGTTCTTAATCAGGTTGCCGACGCGACGAGGTGCAGCGGTGTTGATCACCTCGCCTTCGACCGTGTCGGAAACTTCCTCCGAGGTATGGAGACCCATCGCCAACTCAGGTGCATAGGCTCGAATGAACCAACCCGCAGCTCGGTAGCGAAGCATCTGTTCCGGCATCGTCTGCCACTTGGAACCCTGCTTTCCGTACCATCCTTCCTTCTTCGCCAGTCCGACGGTGATCTCGCTTCCTTCGAGCATCTCGCCAGTGCACAGCTCGACGGCACAAGCGATGCAACCATGCGTATCGGTGCCAGGTTGTCCGGTCCATCGGTAGCGGATCGCAGAGAACTTGCCGCAACTGTTGAACGTCGCAATCAAAAACTGACTCGACCAACTCGGCCTCCCGTGCACGATGTACAGATTCTGCATCACCATCAGCGGATCGGCACCCATCCGGTTCGACATGTTCAAAGCAACAACGCAGTTGGCGATGTTGTTTTGAAACTCCTTCGGCACCAGCGTTGAGGACGACAGCAGCTTTGCCGCTCGCTGCGTCAGCATGAAACTCTTTTCGCTTCCAAAACCGATGGAAACATCATCAGCACTCACCAACTCTTTTTCAATTACAACACTCATCAAACTATTCCTCCAAGGCAAAAACATGCTTGTCGTACCAACGCGGCAAGCTCAGATTCACAACACCACTCGACCAATTTGCAATCCAGTCATCCGTTGCTAGACGCGACTTGTATTCAACGAGCAACTGCTCGATCTCATCGAACCCAATTGCAAGTGACTGATCGTCCAGCTCGTACACTGCCGACTCATACGGTGCAGCAGTGTTGACGACGAAGAAGAAAAACCGGAAATCATCTCCGTACTTTTCGCGGCATGCGAGCTTGTAAAACGCGGCCTGCCTCGCATAACCAAACGCACCGACGCTCTTACAAAAGGCACCTGGCGACGCGTCCCTAGTCGTCTTGATGTCAATAATGATCTGCGACTCTGGCAGCACCATGTCCGGCTTGCATTTGCATGGAACACCGAGCCAGTCAAACATAATCGGCACCTCAATCACCGCATCCCGAGGCAACTCGTTGATGTAGTAGCGTCCAATGTCGTGATTGCTCAGCGACTCGACGCACTCACAAGCTTGCTGGTACAGATCGCCGTCGACGAGCTGCTTGCCCGCTGCCTCGGCCTGGAACTCAGCCCACGCAATCTTCCCGTCCGTTGTGCGACGATCGCACTTTGGAACCACCGCGTAACGACTGCTAAATGTGTTCGGTTCCAACGCCAGCGAGTGCACCAGCTCGCCCAATGCCATCGATGAGGATTGCTCTTTGACAATTGTCTCTGTGACGAACGTCTGCAAAAACTCTTGCGGACTCCGCTTCAAAACCGACAGCATTGAGTTGCTAATCCTCGACGTGTCGGCGTGATAACTATCGTTTTCGACTCCCATCTCTCCCTCCCATCCAAAACAAAAACCGCACAAACTCACACAGCACTTGCCATCTGTTCTCACGATCGCGTCGATTCATCGCGGCAGCGATCACGTAGATCCGCTCAGGATGCAGACGAAACGCCTGCGTCTCAGTCACCAGCCAATACACCTGGTCGCATGTTTCGTGGTTCCAGATCCAATACAGTCCGCAACGCATCCACGCGGGACGGACGTTGAGCAGATTGAGCTTCAAGAACTCAGCCTCCAACCAGTAAAAGTCGATGTGATCAAGAGCGATCGATCCCTTGCCCCCGCAGTAGCAACAATCGTCGGCAAGTTGCCCGCGACGCTCGCACCACTCGCAATCGATCACCTCGATAACGTCATCGATGAAGCGTTCGATGCAGCGATCAATTGCAGCTTCAGTTGTCATCGGTCGATTCCTTTCCGTGTTTGATGGCTGCGTAGATTTCCTCTCTGTGAACAGGAATGTCTCTCGGAGCGGTGATGCCAAGCCTCAGCTTGCCGCCAGAAGAAGTGACGACCTGAACAATGATGTCGTCGCCGATGCGAATCGATTCGCCAACGTCGCGTGCTAAAACGAGCATGCGTAAATTCCTTTCGGTGCATCCATTGCCAAAAACTAGGCAGGCACCACTAAGCCAATAAAGTGGCTAGTCGATCGAGACTCGATCAACAAGCCGTCGTATACCGTCACCACTGCTTGCGTGCTACGGCTTGCAGTGATGAATTAAGATATTACCGATTTCGGTAAACTGTGCAACATGACTTGACTATTTTTTCTGCCCTATTCGTGTGCGACCTTGCTTTCCAGTAGGCGAGCTTCTGAGTTTTTCCAATTGATTTGCAGGAATAACCCAAGCCCTCTCGCCAAATTTTTCCCCTCGAATTTTTTTGTTTCGGAGCAGTTGACGCACGTAACTGACAGTAACTCCGGCCAGTTCTGCGGCTTGCGTGACGGTGTAGTAGTTATTTTGTAGCATTTTGATCATTTTGCGATTATAGTTTGCCTGTATAGGTAATTCAATGCACAAAAAGAAACGCGATCGAGTGGCACATGACTCGACAACGTAGAGCCAATACCGATCACGTTTTTTAGCGGAGAGGACAGGAATGGATGATGCTAGCTCGTCCGATAGCCAATCCGCCACAACGCCCTAGCAATGTCTGTGGCGGTTTCCTCGATGGCACTTTCGTCCAAGTCCCAATGGCATGCGTGAAGCATCTCGTGAATCAATGTGTCTAGCTCAACCTCGCCGCGGAGCGTGCTGCGGACGGTGATGGTCTTCGTGGCTGGATCGCAGAGTCCGTCGTTGCCTGGTCCAGGGTTGCCGCGGTGTAGCGTCCAGTATCGTCCGCGAAGTCGCATTCGCATTATGCACCTCGCAGACGTAAAGCTTCCGTGAGTCGTTTAATGTCGTCTGTCGATGCGTATTGAACAATAATCTCAATTGCGAAGTTAACCTTGTCTGGAATCCTCTGCCCTTTGGGTTGCTTGGTAGACCATAACTCTAGATTCTCAATCCGGTTGTCTCCTCGATCTCCGTTTATGTGATGCACGTTTTCGTTTTGAGTTAACGGCCTTTCAAGATGATTTTCCATAACCACCAAATGCTCGTAGACATACCCTCTGCAATTGGCTCTGGAGTGATCTGGCTTGAGCAATCGAATATACCCATTATCAATCGACTTGCCGCCTTTCCAGTTGAATCGCCTATCGCCACGTCGGCTTCTGGCCTGTTCCGCAGCAAAGCAACCGCAACTACTAGTCCATCCTGTTTGGAGTTTATGTGCAGTGGTCTTTGTCTCTCCTCCACATTCGCATTTGCAATGCCACCTCCATGCGTTGTTCACCCGAACTTTTTCAACAACAGTTAACCGTCCAAACCTTTTCCCGATGATCATGTTATCGGGAGTTGGCCTTGCTTTCTTACGCCGTTCTAACTTCACCATTTTTAGCAATCCTCATATTCCTGACATTGAATGTCTTGTCTTTAGATATTTCCACTAAAGCAAATCCGTGATTCCATCGATTTATTTTCGCGTACTCTGGTACTAAATCGCAGAGGCAACCAGTGGACCATATAAATTGTTCCGAGTGCCACATGTCAGTATCTGCGTGTGATGATGTCTGGTGCGAGTGTCCAACCAAGACAGTATGATGCGTTCTCAGGAACGCTCCCCTTGCAGGGTTCACAGGCGAAAAAATAGATCGCCCTAGCTCGTGGCCGTGGAGTACTGGTAACTTGCCCAGCATGATTGGCCGCTGGTCGCCGATCACTTCGATCCCAAACTGCTTGGCCTTGACCAGTTCGTCGATGCGGACGTTGGCGAGGTCGTAGATTTCGGGTGCTCGGTTCCAGATAAAATGGTCCCAGCGTTCTTCGTGATTGCCGAGTTTGAAGACGATGCGTGCCTTTGGGAACTCGTGGCGAATCCATTCGAGGCCGGAGATCACTAGCTTCAACTCCTCGCTGAACCGTCGATGGTGCGGATCGCGTTGGTGACGTGACACCTGGTAGAAGTCGGCGAAGTCGCCGTTGATCAATAGGCAGTCGGGTGATTGCTTTTTGAGTTCCTTGACCGCAGCGGAGAACGCGATCTCGTCATGGTATGGGATGTGAACGTCGCTGATGATTCCAACACGTTTGGCATCGATCTGAAACGGTTCCCATGCCGTTGATAGGCTCGGTGGCATTTTGGGAACTTGACCGGCAGTTCCCTTTGGTCTGGGTTGTGTTGCGTGTTTTTTCTTGGCAGATCCGTGGGCACCGCGAATTGATCGAATGGTGCTGCGAGCTGTTTCGATGGTCGCGAAGCTGTTTGGTCGTTCGGCCTTGGCTCGCTTGGCTAGGCCAAGATTGCTTGCTTCTGGAAACTTTTTACAGAGTTCCTCCAGGTAAAGACGAGCTGACGTGTGAGGCGGTCTAGGTCGTTTTTCTGTCATCTCAGTCCGTCCGTGTTTAGGTGTCGAGTGCTAAAAACCGTCTCCAACGCTTTGCCATTGCGTCCGCTGTGTACTCGCTGAGATCGATGGTGCATGCTGCAGCCTTTTCTATAGCATGTGCTATAGCCGATGCGTCCGAGTCCACATCGAGGATCGAAGGACCGAAGTCTCCGTGACGCTCTGCCAGATCGTTGATGATTCCTAGATTGGTCGAGACGACTGGCAATCCAAAGTGCATCGCTTCAACGACGGACAGCCCGAATCCCTCGCTCGATGGAACAGTCGCGAAGACGTCGATGGCGTTGAGGAAGTCGCCGATGTGCTGGATGGGTTCAAGCATGCGAACGCGATCACTGACTCCAAGATCGTCTGCGATCTGTCGCACTCGCTTGGCATGCTTGGTGAGCCAACCGCAAAGGACTAAATACGCTCCATCCATCTTCGCAATGGCTTGAACTAACAGCTCGCAGCGTTTCTCGGTGGCGATGCGTCCGGTGTAGCCAACGACAAAGGCATCCTGCGGGATCTCGCAACGTAGACGCATTTCCTCGCGACTTATTGTCGGAATGAGTCGCTCGGTTTCGATTCCGTTCTCGATGGTTTCGCATGGTCGGCCTGTCCATCGAGTGACGTGCTCAGAGACAACCCTGGAAACACCCACCAGACGCCGGCAGACGCCGTGGGAACTCATGACCCAGTCGCGTGTCCAGTCGCAGTAACCGTGAGCCAGAAGTATCAAATCGGAGTCCAGGATCGGTGCTGCCTTTGGTACGCAGCTCATGACGATTGGAACGCCATGCTTTGCCGCATCGAGTAATCGGACGCGAGGGGACATTTTCAGCAGCGTCTCGGCCACGGACTCGTCGGCAATGTTGCCATGAACAACGGTTCCAAAAGATCGCAAACGGCGAGCCATCGAAATCGACCAGCACTCAAGCCCACCGAAGTGGATCGGTTGCCAAAATGCAATCTCGGATCGCCAGAGACGGAGTGCCTCGCTGACGGTGATCTGCGGGTATCGTTTGCGTTCATTGTCAAGCTTTGCGTTGACCTCGTTATGGACATCGATGGTCCATTTGAAGAAGTCGTCGGGAGTCTCGAATCGTGGCGGCGTTCGCTCCTTGATCTGACGATAACCTTCCTCGCACTTGCAATAGCGAGGAATTGTGCGTTCCCATTTCTCAAGCCATTCGGGATCGTTGCCGCGGTAGCGATGGAGGTGAAACCAAGGATTCTGAGCAAACCAGGCGAACGCTCGATTCTGTTGCTGCACGATCGGTTTTGGTTCCGAGGATCGTGTCTCTGGGCTCTCAAAGTGTACGCCAACTCGCATGGCAGCCTGTTAGGTGTTGAGGGTGACGACGACCGTGGGGAATGGTATGCAAACCTCGTCGGTCGGCTCAATCTGCTTGGTAAAGCTAACGGCGAACGTGTAGCTGTCGACGGTCGCAACCTTCATTTGATAGACAGGAACAATGGGATCGGCACCGGAGAAGTAGCAATCGATGCAGTCCCACCAATTGCATTCGTTCTGCTCGTCTTCAGGTGGACCAGGATAAATCGGGTTGTCGCATGCGTCGCAATCCTGGACCCATCGGCCTGGTGCGTAGTTCTCCCAAAAGAGATTGTGGCAAGCCGTCGTTTTGATGAGGAACGGATTGCTGACGACGTTGAACGTCTCCATGATTCCGTCCTCGGTGAACCTGGATTCCGAGTGCGTGCGATCGGTTTCGCGTGGCTCGCAAGAGCATGGGTATCCGCCGCTGAACTTGGCACAGACATCGCACTCGATGCCGATGTTGAAGCAGAATTGACAATTGTAGAGATAACCGATGCTGCGAATCGTCCCGCCAGTCACCGGATCAAGGCTTGCTCCGATTGGATAGAAACACAGTGAGTCGACGCCCTCGATGCACGTTTCAAAGTTGCATTCGTTGACGTCTGCATCGGTAAAGGTGATCGTCTCTGGGATGTCCTCAGGTGTATCGTAAACGCGATAACGCAGAAGCCAGTACGTTACCTCTGCACCAAACGTAACATCGGCGGGACAATTGAATGGCGAGTCGTGGTAAGGTTTTGTCGATGTGCATTCCTCGCCTGGTATTTCGACAGGAGGAAATCCGCTGTTGAAGTCGTAGCCTTGGATGTTTTCTTCACAGCAGGAAGATTTGCCGCTCATCGCTGCGGTGCGTGTCATCGACTGCCAAGAGCCAGCACCGTGAGCCGCTCGGACCTCGACGGCACATTCGACAACGTACTTGCACTCGATGGTCCCGCCATACTCGCAAGTCATGTTGCCTTTGTAGATCGATACTTTCGTCTCGCCATAGGCCCAGCGAACTGCAATCCATCGCTGCGTCTTTAGCTCAACAGCACGTTCAACGGTGCCGCAGTTGTAAACGTCGTCGCAAAAGTCGGCAGCACTTGCGTTTGGCTCATCGTAAAAGAAGGTGCAAAAGACGTCGTTTTGCTGGTAGGTTCCAGGCGGATCGAGCACGTACTTTTGCGACTTAATCATCTTCGACGAAACTTGGATCGTTTCGTTGATGGTTCGATCGACGACTAGAAGCGTGTCGCATGTGTAGTAGATGGTGTCGTCGGTCGCTGTTGCGGTGTGGCAGCACCCATTCGAAACAAAAGAAACGGTGTCTGTTTCCGATTCTTTGACGATAGTGACGCTGGTAGCGATCTCGGCAAGTTCTGCGGCATCCATGCAGCACGGCGAACAGTTGCACGAACCGAAGCATCCCATTAGCAGATCTCCACAGCAACCCACTTGGCATCGACTGGGAATATCAACACGATCGCATTCGCAGTGATCGGTGTCGATGTCGGTGCCCATGCGGTGTAGGTGATGGTTCCTGGACTCCAATTGCCGGAGCTGGGGAGCCTGGCCGTAACGGTGCCACTGCTATTGCCGGCGATGCCGAGCGATCCTGCGGTCGCCAGTAGTGGCGTCTCGCATGCAATCACCTTGAGGATGTCAGTTCCGATGTCATCGTAGTCAATCGCGGTAAAGGAACTCCCCTTGGTAAGCTCAAAGGAGTCCACCGCTGGTCCAAGCCTGGTTCCGCATGCGTAGGATGTTCCGTCGGTAAGTGCTCGAAAGATCGGACCAGATTGAGCCACGCCTAGATCACCTGCCTCGACCTCGTAAGGACCATTTAAGAGGAACGGTGCCATCACGGAATTGGTGTAATCAAAGGGTCTGGCAATCTGCAAGTAGTTCTGGCTTCCGATCTCCTGGACGCCGTTGATTTGGATGCAGCCGTAGGGAGGAACTGTATGGCTCGACAGATTGATGAAGTAGATCGGTGGAGCGATCGCCGGTCGCATGTCGGTACTTGCGACATCGATTCCTCGCTCAAAAGCAAGCGTGGCCTGCCAGATTCGGCGAGCACGCTCGGGAGTAAAGGCTCCGATCTCAACGTCTGGCATCGATTAGCCTCGGGTGTCGCATAGGAGAGATACTTTGTAAACCGCTGGAGTGACCGCGGTTCCAGTCGCTGCGTCGTTGCAGGCGATGGACATGCGGCATTCAAGTAGCTTGCCAGCCAGACTGGAGCCAGTGACGGTGAAGTCGTAGTTCGCTGCCGTCAGTGAGTTCATGCTGGTCGCCGACGTTGTAACCAGATCGGAACCAGGCGATCCGGACGAGCCAGCATACGCCTCGAAATCGATGGTGCATGTGGTATCGGCAACGGTTGTCTCCATCTTTGCATTGGCTCGGATTTGGATCGTCTGCCCGTTTTCGAAGTTGGGAGGCACGGGGATCGAGAAGTAAATACGTCGCGTGGTCGCTCCAACGGCCTTTAGATCGCCAGCGGTGATCCGGACAGGGTTGGTGCCCCAGGTGCCAGTTACCAAGCCGAGATCGTCGCTGGCCGCTGCGGAAACGGGATTGGATGCGACCGCGTCCCAGACTCGGAACGCAGAGACTGGAACAACGTACTCGGCGAGAACTCGTTGAGCCATTTTCGTTGGGTCGATGTTCGCGTTCGCTGCGATGTCAACGTCGTTGATCGAGGAATCGGGGAGAAGGATGGTGACGTTTGCGATTGTTGCCATGTTAAAGTAGTCCTAATGCGTTGAAAGGGAGTGAATCGTAGAGCTTGAACTCAAGCCAGTTTGCAATCTGTTCTTCGCCCTCAGCGGGTACGGGAAGTCGATAACCATCCGAGGCTAGAAGTACCTTGCGAGTCATCGGTTCTTTGTTGCCGTCGACAGCTCGAACAATGCGAGTTCCGGCACCTGGCCCGGACAGATCAATCTTTTCGTAGAAGCCTTCATGACGGACGCGAGCGTACCAAGCCTTTTCAGCGGTTGTTCGGTACGGGTAACGGAATCGAATTTGTGCAGTGATTTCCCAGTAACCGCCAATCTCGCCGAAGACATTGGACGCACTGAATTTCATCAATTTTGCGGTTCCGGGAGGCCAGCCCAAAAAGTTGTCCGAGTTTACCGCTCGCCGGTAACGTGCCTGGACATACGGCGAGAAGCTAATCATGTTCCGCTTGATGCTTACCGTCTGGTCTGGGATCAGTGCCTTCACTCCCTCGATCGGTTCACGGTTGACGGTCTGGATTGGCTTGCCGTCGAAGTCCTCATCGATCTCCTCTTCGCTTTCGACGTCGTCCCAGTCGATGCGAGGTGGAGCCATGATTGGATTGTTGGGCTCTTCTGGATCGATGCCAGGTGCGATCTCGCCGTTGTAGTCGATCGTCATCATCCATAGGACGGGAGAAATTCGCTCTAGGGATGCACCATCGGCGTAGACAAATGGAAAGTCTTCGCTGAACGATGATCCGGCAGCGGGGATTCCGGTCGCTTGGTAAATGTCCCATTCGACAGCGTTGGGCGTGCTGGTGATCTGGTAGGCACGCTGAAGCTTGACCGTGAGCTTTCGGAAGTTGTCTTCCAGTCGCACGTCATGAGCGGGCTTTGACCACATTTCGGTGACTTCAAGGGCTGGCATTACTTGATCACCTCAAATTTTACTCTGTCAGAATTTGGCGTTTTCAATGGTTCCAGTTTCTTGATCGCTTCCTCAACCTTTCCAAGTTGCTCAACGGTCAGCTTGGTATTCTCAACGATCTTCTTTTGATCGTCCTCGCGTGGACCGCGACTAAGCAATCGCGATTCAAAAGCCGCGTTGCTGGTCTGCTCGATTGCCTTCGCGTCCTTCTTTTCTTTCGATGCGTCCATTGCGGCCTGAGCTGCGGCGATCGCTTCGGCGGTTCCCTGGTCGAGTCCCTGCTGCTGAAGTCGGAATGCGTGGGCGGCTTGTTCGCCTTGTTCGATGGCGATCTTTTGTTCCTGGAGTCGTTCCAGTTCGCTCTTGCGTAGGTCGTCAATCTTTTGGATGCGTGCTTTTTCTTCGTCGTCGGCCTTCTTTTTGGCGTCTGCTTTTTCCTTTTCGAGGTCAACCATCTTTTGCAGGTTGGTAATGATCTTTGCGTCTTGCTCCGATTTGCCCTCGGCAAGCATCTGAGCCATCTTTGCATCTTCTGCACTCATCGTCAGTTCGTTGTACTGTTGACGAAGTGCCTGCATCTGAGAGAGAGAGTTGGCGGAAATCTGCTTTCGTTTCGCTTCGGCTTCGTCCTCGGCCTGTTGCTTGTCCTTGATGGCTTTGACCTCAAGAGCACGAATGCCGTAGATTTTTCCGATTTCGTTTTTCTGTGCACGCATCTGGTCGATGAGTTGCACATCTGCGGCAAGTTCGTCCTGCTTTGCTGCGAGGTTCCTGCCACGCTCGCCAGTAACTCGACCGAGGGCATCGGTGGCATTCCTCATCTTGTCGAGTGCAGTTACGCCTCTGCCGTAACGAGCCTCGACCGTTTGAAGATTCTTGTCGATCGAGTCGTAAAGCTTGCGAGCTTCTGCGGCTTGCTCTTCAGGATTCTTGATGAGTTGGACGTCTTCGAGGTCTTCGGCAAATCGCATGCCTCGAACAGTGTTGGCAGCGTCTCTCAATTCCTGGATGCGAGCCCTCGATTCCTCCAGCAGCCTGTTCCATTTTTCGGTCTTGAAGATTGCGTTGCCGATCGACTGGCCGACATTGAACGCGAGAGTAGCAACGAGTCCCACCAGACCAGCCTTGAACGCTAGAGCACCGGCACCTCCAGCCTTTTGCATCTCGGCAAATTGTCCTACCTTTTCAGTGACTCCCGCCAACTGACCTGCGTAGGATGCCAGTTCCGTACCGCCGAGTTGGTTGGCAAGGACGCCAATAAACTCAGTGGAGGCTTTCGCCTTGGCTCCGGTGTCCTTCACCGACTTAATGTTTTGATCGATTGCCTGAGCAGCAGCAGCAACCTTTGCAGACGCTTTGTCCTCGGCCTCGATCAGGATCTGAACGGATTCGCTAGCCACGGTGAGCCTCCGCCTTGATCATGAGTTCATCGAGTTCCAAGAAACGCTGTGCGTCGACGAACCAGACGGCCTGGTCGAGTGCTCCGCCAGAGACAGGTGGCAATCCCTTTTGGTAGAGATCGCACAGTCCAATGACGTCGACAATAGGACGGCAGAATCGATTTGGGCAACCCTGAATGCGTACCGACCCCTGAGCACATTGGGAGCACCCGGACCCGTTGCAATGCGGGCACTCGATCTCAATTGGTTCTTGTTCGGTTCCCATGTCAACGCACTCCTTGTCGCTGCAATGCCGGCAGAGTTTTCCCTGACGGATCAAAGCAGCGACTCGCATCATTTTTTTTCGTCGCCACTCATTCGCTGGTTGTAGGCAACCTTGCGCAACAGTTCGATCGATTCGTTGTAGCTAAGCACATCCTCGATCGCGTCAGCGGTGTACTCGCGGCCCATGTTTCGCCAGTCGGTTAGGACTCGCTTCAACTGCTCGACCGCTGCATCGAAAACTTGAGCGACAGTGACGCCGTCGGCGTGCAGCATGTCGATCGCTTCCATGATCTTTCGCTGACCTCGCATCGATTGCGAGCGAGCCACAAACACCGGACGCGAGGCCACGGGTTTGTCAGCATCGCTATCGAGTACGATTTCAAACGACTGATCAGGTTCCAAGAAAATCGGCATAACCCCTCCTCAAAAAAACTAGGTAGCAGCGGTGAAGGTGATCGATACCTCTTGGTCCGCTGTCGAGCCGTTGGCATTGCATTGCCAAGTAATGTCATCGATCACGAGTCGTTCGCGGTCGGCCTCCGAGATGGAGGTGATCTGAGCCTTCGGAGCTGCGATGGTGATTTTGCTGTTGGTCGGCCCATCGAGATCGAAAGTGAGTGCGTGCTCGCTGTAGTCGAGCAGTTTTCCGTAGCGATCCTGAGTTGCGACGAGTTTTGATTCTGGATTGCCAGTGATGGTGCACATCCGATTGGTGACGATCGCGGCCAGGAATCCAGCCGCGGTGCCAGCAGACTCGCGAAGTAGGATCGTGTTTCCGCTGTCGAGAACCAGGCTTTCCAGGTGCAAGTCAACGCTGTTCCATGTGGTCGTCGACGATGCAAAGCGGAGTGGTGCAACCGTCGGATACGTTGGAGCGATGATTGCGGTGTCGGTAGGTGTTTCCCATACGCCGGTAAACTCGAACTCAAGGAACGCCGTTTTTCCAGTTGGGCAGTTCCACTTGAAGGTGCCCATGCAACCTCGAAGCAGCTTTCGCATGCCGTCGATGTAGACGCCGATGGTCAGTGTTTTGACGTTGGTGCCTGGTGCCTCGGTGCGAGGTGTGTAAACCTGGCCTGATTTAACCCAGCCGCACGCAGGCAGGAACGTATCGGCCCAGGCTGGCTCCGTCGCGGTCCCGTCCCAATGTGCATCATGCTTGAAAGTTACCTTTCCTTTGTAGCCGCCAGCGACGCTGGGACGCATGCCAAAGGAACCCTGGCCCTCACGCTGTTCCATTTCCGTTTCGGTCTGGATCATCACGTCGTAAGCATTAAACGCTGCCTCCGCAGTAGTCAAAGCTTCGGCGGTTCCTGGAGTGGATTCGATCTTTGCGGCAAGGACTCGTTTGCGTTTGAGTAGCGTCATTTAATTGGTTCCTAGTTCAGGTGACGTGCGTAGTTTGATTTTGCCCTCGGCGGCCAGTGTGACCTCACGAAGCCTGCGTTTGATTTCGATGGGTAGTCGCTCAGCGGCAATTCGAGCGGCATCACTGGCAATGCTGGTTTGCGTGAAGTAGTCGCCTGGACTCTTGCCAAATATCTTTCGGAGCTTGCGTCCGCCCTCTTCCCGTTTGTAGACGTTGCCGCCCCACGATCGGACGGTGAATCCATCGAGGACGCTAGTCCAACCGCCGCCCATGTTCGTCTTGTATCGGACTCCAGATCGGAGTCGCTTTCCTTTGCGAGTCTTCCCGTACTCCATCGCCTCATGCCAGCGAGCTGGAAAGGCATGCCCCTTCCAAAGCTTGATCGTGACCTGCGGACTGTTAGGCGATGCGTTGTTCTTTTTGATGACCGCTTTTTTGAGCACCTTCGCCTTGGTGTACGTCTTCGATGTGTGCTTGTTGGTGCTGTGGAGCTTGAAGTTGACGACCTTGCCGAGCTGCTGTGCAGCTTCCACGCCGACGGTCTTTGCAGTGCGGTTGACGGCAGTCGCGAGATGGCGTGCCAGGTGATGCTTGAACTGGCCGAGATTCTCAGCGATCTTGCGGAGGGATTCCTGGTTGACGTCCACTTTGAAGTTGAAAGCCTCGCTCATGTTCTCACCACAGTTGGATCTCCCTCATCCGTCCTGTAGGTAACAAGCAAAGGCACGTTGACGCCATCGAGTCCACCATCTGCCGAGACGTATTCCGGGGATCGGAACTGAGCATCGACGGTAAGTCCGCCGAGGGTGTGCCAAGTAGAATCGACGCTACAAACAGCACGCACGACGTCAGCATGAAAGAGATTGAGCTGCTCGTCGATTGTGGCTGCATCGCGTTCGCTCGGCATCAAATGGCATCGGATTTGGTACGTTTGGCGATAGGCGACAGCAGGCGGATTGCCTGGTCGCATCAGTTCCTCGACGATCTCAGCCGAACCCTGCACGAGAACGATCTGGCGATCGCGAGGTGTAAAATCGGTGGAACGTGTTGGTCGCAGCACCTCGCAGACGTCGATCGGATAATTCGTGGAATCTCCGATCATCGCCTCCAAGCGTCCGAGCAAAACCACCGCGATCTGTTCGTTGACTGCTAGCGGCATTCTAGGACCAACATCCCCTCGTCATGCGACAGAAGCTTGGTAATGGTACGGCGTTCTGGTTTGCGTCCGACCCGGACGGCGAACGCGATTGCGTCGCCGCCGAGGTCGAGTTCTTCGCTAGAGATTCCCTGCGTGATGTCATTTGCAACGCTGACCTCGAAGACGGGAGTAATGGTGTCTCCGTCTTCGGGCAGGATCGCTAGAGCGTCTCGAACCACGATCGCGTTGATCGATCTCGATTTTCCAGTCCGCTTGATGTAGCTGACCGGCTCGGCGAAATCGTTCGGATTCGCGAACAGGTTGATCGAGTCGCTCTGTATGACATCGTGCAGAGTCATCGCTTACCTCTTGCACTCCACCGACACGTAGTCGATGGTGACGCTGTTGACGTTCGTCGATGCAGTCTTGCTCATCTGAACGAACGGTTGCAGCGAACTGGTTGCAGCGGCCATCGTAAAGGTTGTGGTCGATGCGACTCGCTGGCCGTCGACGTAAAACTTCACGTCAGACTTTCCGCCAGTGAAGTCGATCACACACTCGCGATAGGTGGCAACGAGCGACAGGCCAGTAGCCTTGTCGTCAAGATCGCTGGTTCCGTCGTCGGACTCACAAACAATCGCATTCGAGCCAACAAGCTTGAACTGGGCGTTGTTTGCAGTCGCGTCGGTGTCGTCGTTGCGTGCCGACTGAAGTCCGAAGGCCAAGGTCGTTGCAGCGTTGAGCGTTGCAACGGTCTTAACGATGAAGACTGCTCGCTGAATGTTGTCGATGTCAAAGCAAAGCTTGTCACCGAAATCCAAGCAAACGTTTTGAACTTCGTTGGCACTGTCGAATGTCAGTGCAATCTCTCCGGTAGCCGATGGGCTGACCGAAGCATAAGTTGGAGTACCGCTCGACGAGGTGTCGGTGATCTTCCAGTTGCCTTCACCGACCGTCGCGGTGAACGTTCTTCCGCCGAAGAAGTCATCTTCGAATTTCGCGTGGTTCACGAATCCCATTTTTCTTTATTCCCGTTTATTGATGTGGTTTTGGTTGTCAACATGCCCCTGAGCCGATAAGCCCAGGGGCGAAGATTGTCAGTTAAGACTAGGTGCGGTTTCCGAAGATACCGCGGTGATCGATGACCGCTGCGGCCATCGTTTGACGCACGTAGTAGTGGTAGGTGTCGTTGTCCTTGTTCCATTCGCTTTCGAGGACTGGGGACTCTTCACCGTTAAGGAAGGTGATTTCCACGGTGTCGATCTGCGAGTTGTCGGCGATCGCGTACCAGTTGGTTGCACTGTTCGCGTCGAGCAGCGGGGTCGAGACGACTTGCAACGGACGAACGCCGTTCACGCCGTAGATGTTGACGACGCCTTCGTTGCCGTTGCTCTGTGCGTAGGACTGGCTGTTGACCAGTTCCAACGCGGTGCCAGAGTAAGCAAGCGGAACGAGCAACGTGCGAGGTTGCAGGTTCAAATAAACGTCGCTCGACAGACCCTTTTGAAGGCCCATGAACTTGAACGCCTCGTTGAGAGTCGTTACGCCAGGAGCTGCAACAGACACGCCAGTGATGTTGGTTCCGCTGGTGTGCGATGCAGAGAACAACGCAAAGCCGTCGGCCATCGTTGGGTTGGCGAGGAGTGCGTCGTAGACGACCTTCTCTTGAGTTCGGCGAGCTGCGTTTCCGTGCATGGCTGGGATTCGCGACAGTGCGTCGAGATCGTCGTTGATGACGGTTTCCCAGGTGACGGAAAACTTCTTGCCGAACTTCTCAACCTTGTACGATCGCTTGGAATCGCTGATCGATCCCTCTGGGTACGGTGCCCCTTCGGGAACCATTTCCAAGTTTGGCGATTCGCCAAGCTGGATGCGGTTGATGTTCTTGAAGTCCTCGACCGATTGAGCTTGGCGAGCCCAAAGCGACCAGGTGTACGGTGCTTCTTCGTAGGCGGCTCGCAGCGTCTTTGTTGCTGCGTCGAGCAACAGATTGGCAAACGATCCACTGGTGTGGTACGCTTCAACCGAACGTCGAACGTTGAGACGGTTGAAGGTGGGTTCGTGACCCATCGCCATCCGTGCGACGTCTTGGCGAGTGTATCGCTCAGGATTAATGCCCATTCGGCGAACGCAAAGTTCGGCCAAACGGTAAACGCCCAAATTACGGAATTGTTCCGCTCCTTGGACTTGAGGTGCCTGTCGCTTGACTTGGCCCTGGAAACATCGCTGCACGAGGCCAGCGGATGCGACTTCCATGAACTTGTCTTGCTCGGACACGGTGACTGCAATGCTGGAGCCTTCGATGGCTCCGCTTCCCAATGGTTGTTGAGCCATTCGTCGAATAATCTCCTGTCGGGCATCTGCAACGGAAACGTTGTCATCGATGAGCTTGTCTGCGAGTGCCCGATCTTGTCTCGCGAGCTTCACGTCATTGATGATGGTTTGGCGGCGGAGCTTTTCGGCAGCGAGTTGGCGTGCAACCTCGGCCTTGACCGCTTCTTCTTGAGATGGTGCGTCGGCAGGCATTGGTGCATCCGCTCGAACAGCCTCGCCCTCCATTGGTTTTTCTTCACCCATCATCGATTCGATCTCTGGCATCTCTGGTGCCTCGATCGCTTCCGAGCCGGCTGCACCAGCAAGAAACGTGATGATTTGAACTGGATCGGTCATACCTTCCGGCACGCCGAGTTTTTGAACTGCGGCCATAAGTGCCTCGTCCATTCTCGTAATCCCTTCCCGGTCGCTAGACCGACGAACAGTAGAATTTGGATCTGCACCCGTTGCACAGATCGAAGCGTTGTGTGGCTCCCAAGCGGTGACAATCTCCGCCGGTCCATCTATCACGTTCCCACTCGGAGTCGTGTATCGTTGACCCTCTGGCACGTACTGACGTGCGAGGATTTGTGCATCGATGCTAAAGTCGTTGAGGTGTCCCTCGTTGTATCTGGTCGCGATCTTTTGGCTCTCGTCGTCGCTGGCGAACTCGGGGAGTCCAACGAGTGCATCTCCTTCGATCTTGATGGATCGGATTGAGCCAAAGACGTTCCGAACGGTTTGATCGTTGTGACTGTCGACGATGGGGAGTTGATTGCGATCCTGACGGAATCGGACTCCATTCATGAGCAGTACCTGAGCGACCCATTGACGCCTGGCTTCGTCGTAAACCATGACGGGAGTCTCGGTGGCGATTACTGCCTTGCCGTCCTTGATGACTCCGAACTGTCGCTGGATTACTGGCGAAGGATCGTTCTTTGCGATGGCTTGTGCAAACTTCTTGCGACGAATCGCGTTGATCTCGGCAAGTGTCATTGAGGCACCTCGGCTGGCAGAGTGTCGACAGATCCATCCTTTGCGTCATCGATGAGTGCTTGTGCGTTGGTGTCGTTCATGCCGATCGACGACAGGAATACCTTGGCAGTTGCTTCGCCGATGACTCCGTTAGCGAGATCGTCCAGCGTTTTGGCGATCGCTTTGCGGTTGCGGTTGAACTGGAGAGTCGACAGGCCCATCATCTCGCCGCTTCCAATCGGTGTTGGCTCGCTGGGAGCCGCCATCGAGGATTGAGCCGCGGATACGTCGACCTGCTGCTGCTGAAGCGTCTTGAGGCCGAGCTGCTCCATGAGGCGTCGCTCTTTGGATTGTTGGTAGAACACCGATCGCCATGACTTGCCACGCTGACCGAGTTCGGTCTGGTAGGTGGACATAAAGTTTTCGATGGCGTCCTTTGCGGCGGATTGCTCGGACTGGGGATCGACCCATTCCCACTCGGGTGTCTGCCACTCCACCGGAACGGCTCTGCGACGATCACTAAGCAGATCGGCGGAGGAGGGGAACGCCGGCAGGGAGCTAAGTGCTGCAGCGTCGCAAAACGCGTCCCAGGTGGGTTGGAGGAAGTGCCGAATCAAATACTGCTGCCAGCATCGGAATCGACGACGATCCTCAAGCTGGCTGGTTCTGGACGAACTGTAGGAGGTTCCGCTGTAGTCGCGAGCGACCGTCTCGTAGGACAGGCCGGTTCCAACCGCGATGCCTCGGAGTATTAAAGCGATCCACGGTTCTGCTCCGGCAGTCGGTCGGCCTGGGTTGATGCCCTCAACCGATTCGCCTGGCGACAGTCGGACGATCTGGCCTGGTTCGAGGTAGTCGAGCTTGTTGCCTGCCGCGTCAACAGAATCTCCACCGTCGGGATCGGAGAGCGATCCGATGGGTGTTTCAGTCTTGATGGCGACAGTGAAGCAGGATGCAACCGCGGAGGCTTGTAGCTCGTTGTCCACGTAGGTGCCGAGGTCGCGAATCCAGCTCAGTGCCGGTGCGAACCAGGAGACGCCTCGCGTCTGACCGATGCGATCGTGGCGATAAAGGTGCAGGATCTCATTGGCGGGGATTCGCTCAGGTGTGCGAGTGAATGCCCACGGTTGGAGCGGGTGATCCTTGTAGATCCAATAAGCAACTGGTCGGCCAAGATCGTCGAGTTCGACGCCTCGGACGATGCGGTTCCCGGTCGTGTTGTCGAGGTGTGCTGCGTAGTTGTCTTTGTCGCCAGCGAGTCGATCCGCCTCGATTAGCTCAAGTGCCAATGGGACGGGTCGATAGATGCCTCGGTATTCGCTCGATGGAAGTCGGACAATGCGAATCAGCACTTCGCCAGCTTCGACGATTTCACGCTGTGCCAGCGATTGCATTTCGTCGAGCGTGTACTGGCCGTTGATCTCGCAGACTTCGGACCACTCGGCCCAGATCTTGTCTCGCTCGTCGTTGATAGATTCGACGTCGTCGCCCTGTGGTGTCTCAAAGGTCGATTGTGCCTTGATCCCACAACCAACCACAGAGGAAACGATCGTATCGACGACGCCCCAAGCGTAGGCGTTGTTGCGAACAAGGTCGCGGCCCCACGCTCGAAGTCGGTCGGCTCCGAATGGACCAAGCAGTTCCTGGTCGGCTGGGTTGTTCTTTGGGATGCGGTTGCTGCTGACTCGGGATGGCTCGGCACCTTGGTAGGAACGCATCAGCTTTCGAGCCTGCAACCGACGGACGCCAGCAAGCGGATCGATGGCAGAAACAATGGAATCGATCAGTCCTGCGATCATCGGCGATGCCTCGACAGCTTGCCAAGGGAAAAGCCGCCTGATCCGCTCTCTCGCACGACCTGGTTCTGCAACATGCGACGCTCTTCGAAGAGGCTCGCAAGGTCGAGTTTGGTAACGCTCCGCGATCCAATGGAATAAGACGACGCACCTCCGGTGAGAAGTGCTTCGATCGCAGCGTCAATCTGTGTGAGTAGGCTTGCAGCGGATGCCATGCATCAAGGATCACATGGCATGCCTGGTGCGTCTATTTGCAATTGCTATGCAGGTTGCAAACGTAGAAAAACTTTATCCTTCCTGTGCCCAGGTGTTGCCGCACATGCCGCACCGACAATAACGAATCGATCCGTGCTTGCTGTACACTCGCACGTAGCTCTCGCCTGGCTTTCGACGCGTTACGCACAACGTGCAATCGCGTGGCATGAATCGACGAGGCTCAATCGGAACCTCGGCGACGGGTGCCTCGATCGTTTGCGTTTCTTGTGACTCCTGTGGTCGCTGTTTCTTCCTTGCCATCACCCTCTCCTCTTTGGTATCCACCCACCCTGACGTTGCTTGAATCGAGTTCCGTGCTGATGCCTGGACTCGACCGGCTTCGATTGCTTCTGCTTCTCGGCTTGCTGCTTTGCCTGAATCTCGATCTCCGATGGAGCGATGAGCTTGACTCCGCACGCTTCACCGGCTGCCGCTGCCATGTAGGTCGCATCAAGCCAGTGGTTGTTGTCGTTGCGAACGGCCCAATACTGCTTCGTTCCCTTGCCTTCCTTGAACTCGCTGACGAACTCCTCGGCGGTTATGTGCTGGCTGTAGGACGCGTGCCGCTGCGATCCGTCGAGCGTGAACAACGACAGAGATCCTCGACGCAGCATGTTTTGCTCGTCAAATGTCGGCGTCAGGAATCGCTCGTGGACGAACTGCTTCCAATAGGCTGTGTCCAGTTCATAGAGCCATACTCCAGCAGATGTGAGACGGCTGGCGTGCATATTGGCACCGGCAATGATTGTGGCCGTGTTTGCCTTCTTTGGTGTGTAGGGTTGATACCCCTTCGACGGATGAAAAACGCCGCCAACCTCACGGCAGAACTGATAAGCAGCATTGGTGAACGACCCTGAGTCAACCATGCAGAAATCCACCTTTCGCTCAATTCCTGACCCGTCGACAAACTTCTTTTGAAGCAGCTCATCCCGCCAGTTCAGCAAAGCGTTGTAGATCGCTGGCTCGGACGCTTCCGCGTCCATTCCTTTGGACGTTCCGTACACTTCAGCAACACCGTAATCGACGACAACACCGCCGGCACCGTGCCACCAGGCCGTAACGACCCAATGGCATCGGTACTTGCCAAGGTCGATCGCTGCGGTGAGTGCCGTTGCGTTGATTGGTAGCTGACGCCTAGCGAGTCCGCTCATCCGGGATTGCACGATCGCTGCGGTTAGCCCAGCTCCGACCGGACCAGATTCCTCGGGAGGATCGTTGTCGATCTCGGTCGCAACCGACTTAGGACCAACGTCAGCGACGCGGTTGTAATAGGCGTGGATGGCTGACAGCTCCAATGGCTCGCCATCGGAGTGCAGTTTGCGAGAGTAGCTGTTAGGATTGCTGACGACGCATCCCGCCTCGATGATCTGTCGGTTGTCACGCCAAAACCGATAGGCTTCGCGTGCATCGGGATCGTCAGGCTTTCGACTGCGACGCTGATCGATGTACTGATCGACCATGTCCATCCGATCTGGAGGCTGAACCATCTTGCGGTATCGCTTTCCTCTCCAAGATGGCTTGATCTTTGGATCGGTGAATCGGTAGGCAATACAACGACGATTCTGGCATGTGCACAGCATCACTCGCGGGATTCGTTCCGCACTGGCACCTAGTCCAGCAATGTCCGCTTCGATCACTTCCTCGTTCTTGGCAATGAGCACATCGGACGCCGCGGCTTCGCGATCCTCGATGTCGTCGATGATGGCAAGCGTCGGACGCATCGATCGGAACTTGGTTCCTCGCACCGGACCATCGACTCCGAGGCAGTAGAGAACCTGGCCGCACGAAGCAGGAACCACGCTCTCAGGCCAGTCAGGACCAAGCTGCCAACGCCCGATTGTTGGGAATGCGATGTGATCCGCTGCAAGTTCGATGTTGGTATTGACGCCTGATACGGTCTGCATGCGTGCTCGACTGGACCATCCTCCAACCGCTTGCATCGGAATCCCGATCTCTGGATAGTCGGCAACGAATAGTTCGTTCTGTTGCAGTTGCTCTTTGATGTCCTTGAGTTCCTGCTGCGACTTTCCTTGGCTTTTGCCGATGACGACTGGGAATGTGCTCATCCCCATGACCATCAGGTAAAGTGCGGCTCTGGTCGCAATGGTTGTTTTTCCTTCTCCACGAGGACCAGCGATCGCTTGATCTC